CCTGGAGCGGGACCAAGTACTGGCCCGACAACATCTACGACCCGGTTCAGAGTTTCACCGCCATGCGCAAGATGGTCCGCGATATGAACTGGCAGCCCTGGGGCCTTCGAGTCCATAAGGGACAGGTGTCGTACGACTTCTCGGCGTACGGAGGATGGTCGAGTTGGCATCACCAGAACTGGATCGTCATTCCCTTTGAACGCTACTACGCGCAGTTCCCCAAGAAGTGTCTGTAGGCTGGTCCTTCACATTCTACGCGCTGCGGCTGACCAGCAGCGGGTACGTGCTTGCCCCGTATGTGACCCTGTACGAGAACATGCTGGAGATCCAGTTGCCCCCGGTACGTAAGGCCTGACGTGGGGCCCTTCTGCAGCCACCATGGTTGCAGGAGGTTCCATGTCTGGTGCATTAGGCGGCGGTTACAGCAACGGCGGCTTCGATCTCGTCAAGCCCCTGCGGAAGTTGTTCGACGGTATGGATGACCGCCGTCGGGAGCAGGTCCGCATCAACACCGAGCATTCCAGCGCTGTGGAGCGTTCCGCTCAGCAGCACGCCTACAACATGGAACTCTTCCATGCCCAGGCATTCGAAAACGCCAATCGTGACCAGAATCGGTTCGATCATGAGCGGTCGATGCAGGACAGGAAGTTTGAGGGTGAAGGCCAGCAGCGTCTGGCACAGCGAACCTTCGAGATGAGCAACAGGTCCGCCGATCGCGAACACGAAGTCCGCATGGAGCGCGAGCGCGGTAAGCAGGCACGATCGAGCAAGAGGCTCGACGCGAAGTTGACGCGAGAGAACTACGACCACGCGGCCGGAAGCAGCGGCCCCAGCAAGCCCGTCTCAGCCTCTCCGACGTCGGTCTCGGGGTCAACTGCCCCGGCCAAGCGGGCAGCGGCTAAGAAGGCGGCACCTGCACAGGGGGCCAAAAAGCCCCGTGCCCCGAAGGCGCCGAAGGCCTGAGATGCGACGCAGCGAGTTCGAATTCTTCGGTGCTACGGGCACTGTGCCCATCTCGCGACACCGCGCCAGGTCTCTCAACCAGACCGGCCCGTCGATCTTCACGTACGAGAATCCCGGCCAGCACTGGTGGGGATATGCCTGAGCCCAAGAAGCGTGCCGACGGCTCCAAGGTCTACGGACCGTACAAGGGTTCAAAGCAGAATGACGGCCGCAAGATATACGTGATTAGGAAATCAGACGGCTCTACTACGTCTACCAACAAGGCCAGAGCCGATTACGAGTCCAAAACCGGCAAGAACTTGCCGAAATCGACACACGTCGACCATAAGGACAACAACAAGAACAACGACTCAAACAAGAATCTCCGGGCGGTATCTCGTAAAGAGAACATCGGCAAGGAGAACAAGCGAAGGGCCAAGTGATGGCGGAATCTAAGAAGGACCCCCGACTGACAAAGATCGGCGCATCGGGCTACAACAAGCCAGTCAAGACCCCCGACCATCCGACGAAGTCTCACGCCGTAGTCGCCAAGGAAGGCGACCAGGTCAAGTTGATCCGTTTCGGAGAGCAGGGCACTAAGGGATCTCCGAAGAAGGACGGTGAGTCAGAGTCCTACCGAAACCGCCGCGAGTCGTTCAAGGCTCGCCATGCCGACAACATCGCTAAGGGCAAGATGAGCGCGGCCTACTGGGCCAACAAGGTGAAGTGGTGAGCGCCAAGAAGGACTGCGCTTGTGGGAGTACAGCACGAACTTTGCTGGGACGGGTCTTCAAACGTACGGCACCCTGAGTAGGGAGACATCACCCGGAGGTGCCCTGATGCCGGTAGATCCGAAAACTCGGAAAGCCACACCCACAACCAAGCGGATGTTGGGATCCGGTGGTGGACAAGACCTCGCTGACGTCATGTCCAACGAGCAACTCACTACACACGGAGGCTGGAACGTCCTCAGGGGCGCCTTCACAGCCGACACAGTCGTCGCCGACCCAGATCCACAGGACGTGCGGGACGCCGACAGCGGAGCAAGCGCATGAGCACACTGAATCCAAGCCCGTCACAGATGCTGGCCGCGCTCCGTGACTACGGCGTTGATCTTCAGACCTACAAAGCATGGGACACCATCGGTCGTCCGTGGTCAGGTCCTGATGGCTCTCCCGGCTTGACCGGCGCCGTCGTTCATCACACAGCCAATCCCAATTCCCGTCCTGGCAACATCAACGGTGTTCTCTACTGGGCGGTCACTGCGTACGACAAGCCGGTCTGCAATCTTCTTGTCGGCAAGGCTCCGGGAGAGACGTACCTCCTTAGCGCCGGTAGCGCCTACCACTGTGGCGACGGCGGCCCAGTCCCCGCACTCGGAATCCCATCGCGTGGATTCCTTGGTCAGACTCGGCTGTTCGGGATCGAGATCGACGACAAGGGTGTCCGTACGGATTCTCTGACGGACTACCAGATCGAGAACACGGGGAGGACGCTCGCTGCACTGGCTGATCTCTGTGGTTGGGACGTAGACAAGGCCATCGGCACTCACAAGTGCTACACCGACGGGTGTCATGGCTGGAACCCCACGGGTCCCAGCCCCTGCGTGGGTCGAAAGAACGACACCCTTGACGGTGCCTGGCGTGAGTACCCAGGAAGCAGCGCGGTCCAGAACTACAACGCGCCCTACTGGAGGGCCACGACAAAGAAATTCCTCAAGTCCGACGAGATCTGGGACGGCACCGTACCAACCCAGAGCGCGGTCGAGAAGGCCCGCCTGGAGGGCCTCAAGAACAAGGCTGCCTGGCGCGTGACATGCCGCCTGCACGACCTCGGCTTCTACAACAAGGACGTTCTGCCCGCGGGTGATCAGGGATACCCGGAGGACGCTGTCAGGATGTTCCAGCGGGGGCAGGGCTGGAAGAACGCGCACGGAGCCTTCTCCGAAAACACGCAGCGGCGGATGTTCGGCAAGGTCAAGCCATGAGAAACCGCGGAGACTTCGAAGACTCCGCAGACCGATCCTCCCGGCCACCTCTGACGGACTACGAGAAGAGCATCTTGGACTTCGGTCGACAGTCCTGGACCAAGGTCGGGCACCGCGACGAGGCCATCCGCACCGAGTTGGGGCTGAGCGCTACCAGTTACTACACCAAACTGGTGGGTCTCCTCGACCACCCGGAGGCCGTGGCGTACGCCCCCGAGGTCGTGCGTCGTTCTCGGTCGAACATCGAGTCCAGCCCCAGCATGACGACCCGATCCAGCGTGCGGAGACGTGATGGGCAAAGCCAGCCGTCCTGACTTCGAGTTCGGTAAAGGGGCCCCTGGGGTCTATCAACTGAACCAGAAGGTGCAGAAGTTCGGAGACCGCCGAACCAAGCGTGACAGGGACCGTTCTACCAAGACTAGGAATGCCATCAACCGTTCAAAGCGTGAAGACTGACACTGTTGGCCGCCAGTCGCCGTTGGAAGGTCTTTCCACGCCGTAGACCACCAACGATCGCGACGCGTATAGCCACTATGAAAATCCGTCCTGAAGTACGTTGGCGTGACAGAGGAGGTTCTCGATGAACTGCGCCAACTGCGATTCCCCCGCGGTCTACATTTACGACCCGAAGCCACTTGCGCCCACGCCATACTGCAGCGCGCACCTGCCCTCGTTCCTCAAGCAGGCCGCCAAGGCGGGGTCACTGCCCACCACCGAGGCTTTCGCCGAGAAGCGTGACGCGGCCCTGTCCAGCCTGAAGCCTCGCCGCCGTCGGTCTGCTCCCAAGGAGGTCGAGGCCGCGGCCGAGGAAGCATCGCAGCCGGAGCCGGAGGTTCAAGACGAGCCTGAGGCAGACAGCACCGAAGAGTAGGCGTCGTGCGAGTCATTCGGCGGCCAGCGGTTCAGGGGCACGCCATTCCCACTACGGCCCATCAGCCGAGAGGTCCCTGGCCCAGCGAGGTCATGGCCCCCAATCCTGTGGAGCCCGTGGAGCCCAACGACCCTGACCCCCGAGCCACCGCGCAGAACGGCTACCGCGTTCCGACGTACCTGCGGTGCACCTCCTGCGGATCCGTTATCGAGGACACCGAGGCCGCATCACACCACTGCCCCGGCGAGGAAACCTGATGGCTCGCGTGAACCCCGACGGGGTCAGTCGCAAGAACTCAGTGCGGCTGCCGTCGGCTCAGGAGATGTCCATCCGCCGTAACTACGAGGCACGGTTGGACCCCACAGCAGTGCCCAAGAGAATCGCCAGCGGCCGTGGCGGCTACGCCATGACGGTAGACGATGCTGTCGCCGCGGCGTCACTGATGGACCGCACCCGTGTGGTGTCCCCCTTCGCTGGTCTGCCGGTCGCGGCGCAGACCGCAGAGTTCAAGACCGCGCAGGGCGCGTTCGGAGACTCCGACACCACGGGCGGCACCTGGGACGAGTACTTCGACTACGACCAGTCCGGCTATAACTACGCGAACCTCGCCACGACGGTAATTGATCCGGACACTGGCCAACCCACCGGAGGGCCCGTCGTTTCTGGGTCGGGTCGTGAACCGGCGCCGATCACGCTCATCCCAACGTCAAGCATCAACCCGGAGAGGCCCCGCACCGTTGCCGCAGGCTACGACGGCTCCCGCAAAGTCTTGACTGTGGTTTTCCGAGACGGAACGTTCTACAACTACTACGACGTCTCCGAGGGCGAATGGGCGTCCTTCAAGGTCAACCACTCGAAGGGCCGCTACATTTTCGCGGTGCTGGACGCCAAGCCCCGAGGCACCGCCAGTATGGCGAGCGCCAGCATGGCGGCCCGCGAGGGCCTCTACCGGATCGCCAGGACCGGGCAGTGGGTCTACGACGGACAACTGACCGGACAGACAGACCGTAGCGCGGCCCGCATCAACCCCACCAAGAGCAAGAAGCCCAGAAAGGCCAGGAAGTAGTGCCCGAGGTTCACGACATCGGAAAGAAGACCTTCGTCCACGGAATGCGGTATCCCACTCGCAGGTTCCCACTAGTAGACCGCGGGCAGACCACAGAGATCGAGTACCCGTACAGAGCCGGGGCGTCCTTGGTCTTCCGGGTCCCGCTGTCCACGCGGGCCGTGGTGTTGGGTCGCTGGACCGAGCAGCAGGACGAAGAGACCGCCCTGCGGGGCGCCATTGGATGGAGAGAGATAGATGTTCAGGCGTAAGGCTCTTGAGGCGGAGATTCCCGAGAAGGTGCACCGCAGGGTTTCCAAGATGACCCAGGAGGACATCGTGGCCTGGTCTGACCAGGCCCTGTACGCCGCCGGGCGCAGCCTCACGGCGTACCTACGCGACCCCCAAGACGTCTTCTTGAAAGATGCCCACACCGCCGCCCAGGTCTTGCTGGCCGCGACCACAGAACTGGCGCGCCGCCGAGGCTAATCGGGCAATATGCCCCGGTGTGCAGTTCGCCAGACGCGTACCGTCGTGACGGCCTGCGTCTCGTTGTGTAGGGCCTCGTCGGCGCCGCTTCTACCGCATAAGCAGTCCACCTGAATGAATGTCCTTTGATCAGGCGTCACGCACGACGTAGCCTCAATGGCAAAGTGGACATTGCCGTCGCTGTCAGTACCCGTGGTGTCGTACCCACGGTCCAGCGGGCTGAAAGAACAAAGCATCGACATGTGTTTCCCCCGAAACGATGGTGGGTGAAGACTGTCCGCAGAACCTACTACTTGACCGGCAGCAAGACTGACGAGTGAGAATAAGCGGTCATGAATTCTCGTAGGCGGCTGGGTAAACGGGTGGGTACTCAGTGTGGCCCCGTCAGTACCCCGCGAGGGGTGTTGTACTATGAACCCGCGGTGAGGTAGTCTGCATTCGTCACAACAGCAACATACCGACTACGAGACGGAAGCATGTGATGGCAAAGAATCCAGCATCGGCCCGGGTTGTTCAAACGATCGCGAAAGCGACAGATCTGGAGTGCCGGGTCCGTATCGTGGAGGTGGAAGGCGTACGCGTGATCGAACTTCGTGATTACATCCCCAGCCTTGATGAGTACGGACGCGGATATTGGTTTCCTCTCAACTCCGACACCATCTTCTCGCTCATCAACGGGCTCACGGATATCGCCCGAAGCGAGGGGCTGTAGTGGGTACCGCCAAGCCGAATCGGGCCCCGCAACCGCTAGGCGTCAGATGCGCCTCTTGCCGCAGGACCATCGGTTGGACAGACGGGCTGGTAGCGCTCCGAAACAAAGTCTACTGCTCGTCGTGGTGCATGGAAGAGCCGGTGGCCACGCCTACCGAGTCCCGAACCGATGAGTGGCGGGTCCTCAACAAGGTTGGACATCTCAGCCCGGTTTCGATTTCCAAGGTCTACGGAGTCGCCCACAGCCAGGTGTACGGCGCGCTAGGCCGGTAGTTTGTACTGACAGTCCCGCCCGGATGGCGAAGGCTAGGAGGGCCTTCACCTCGACCACCATCCGGACGGATATGACAAACGACCTCGAAGACGAAGCCCTCGAAGAGACCCTGGACCAGGAGTCCTCTGAGGAGGCTCTAGACGAACTGTCCAAGGACTTCGTTGACCAACTGGTCGATCGAACGATGCAGTTCATGGAGGTCCTGGTCGGGCACTCTCTACACCCCTATCAAGAACCACTCTCCCGGCGCATCATCGAGTCCGTCATCATCGGGGACGGAGAAGAGATCACCGGTCTCGCAGCCCGCCAGTCCGGCAAGTCCGAGACCATCGCCAACACTGTGGCCACGCTCATGGTCTTGCTGCCCCGTCTGGCACAGATCTACCCGGACCTTCTCGGCAAGTTCAAGGACGGATTCTGGGTGGGCCTTTTCGCGCCAACCGAGGGGCAGGCCGAGACACTCTTCGGCCGTACCGTGACGCGACTGACCTCCGAGAGAGCCTTGGAGATCCTGGGTGATCCGGAGATCGATGACGAAACGGGGCGCGTACCCGGGGTCACCAAGTCGATCCGCCTCAAGAAGTCGGGCTCGACCCTCACGATGATGACCGCGAACCCTCGGGCCAAGATCGAGTCAAAGTCCTTCCACCTGGTGGTGGTCGACGAGTGTCAGGAAGCCGACGACTTCGTGGTCGTCAAGTCCATCGCGCCCATGCTGGCGTACTACGCCGGTACTTTCGTCAAAACAGGTACACCAACCACGTCGAAGAACAACTTCTACCGGTCCATTCAACTCAACCGCCGCCGTCAAACTGGAAGGGCTGCGCGGCAGAACCACTTCGAATGGAACTGGCGAGACGTCTCAAAGTACAACGAGAACTACGCCAAGTTCATCCGCAAGGAGATGCTCCGCATCGGTGAGGACTCAGACGAGTTCCAAATGTCCTACAACTGCAAGTGGCTTCTCGAACGCGGCATGTTCGTCACATCCAGTCTCATGGATGACCTCGGGGATACCTCTCAGGAGACCGTGAAGTCATGGTTCAGGTCCCCGGTCGTCGTCGGTATCGACCCGGCTCGCAAGACCGACTCAACGGTCGTAACCGTTGTCTGGGTTGACTGGGATCGCCCTGATGAGTTTGGGTACTTCGACCACCGAGTTCTTAACTGGCTAGAGATACAGGGAGATGACTGGGAGGATCAGTACTTCCAAATCACGAACTTCCTATCCAACTACGACATTCTGGCTGTGGGTGTAGACGCGAACGGAGTCGGCGACGCGGTCGCGCAGCGACTAAAGATTCTTCTTCCGCGGGCCGAGGTCATCTCTCTCACGTCAAGCCCCAGCGAGCAGTCGAAACGTTGGAAACACCTTCAGGCACTCATGCAGCGGCGCCTTGTGGGCTGGCCTTCGCACGCGAAGACACGTCGCCTTCGCGCATGGAAGAGGTTCTACCAACAGATGACGGATGCTGAGGTCAACTTCAAAGGTCCCAACATGTTGGTGGCTGCCCCCGACGAGGCACACGCACACGACGACTTCGTGGACTCACTGGCCATTGCGTGCAGCCTGACTGCAGATCTGACTCTTCCCAACGTAGAGGTTTCGGAGAACCCGTTCTTTGCGTGAGTTTGCAGTGACGCATCGGTAGCACCTCTTCGACAATAGAGGAACCGACAGGAGGTTCGCATGAGTCTTGATTCCCCTTGGGCCCGGATGGCCTGGTCATACGCCAAGGTCTTCCTCGCTGTCGTTTTGGGTCTGTTTCTCGCAGACGGCGCAGACGTCTTCTCGGTGGACGCCACGGACCTTCGCACATGGGTCTCCGCAGGAATCGCCTCAGTTCTTCCGATCATCATCTCGGCACTCGACCCTAAGGACCCTCGCTTCGGCATTAACGCCGACTAGTCGATCCTCAGGTACCCGCCATGGAAACCATTACTGTGGATACGTCGCTCCTTGTTGCCGCGGTAGGACTGCTAGCAGCACCCATTGCTGCGCTAGCCACTTACTTCACGACCCGCCCAAAGCAGAAGTCAGACGTGCACTCCAACGTCGTCAACAGCGCCGGTGCGGCCGTGGACGCGATTGCGGACGTCCTTACGGAGGTTCGTAAGGAACTCGAAGAGGCCCGACAAGAGATCGAGGCCCTCCGTAATGAGAACCGCGATCTACACCTGATCGTCAAGGAACTCCGAATGGAGATCCAGCAACTGCGGGTCCTGACCAAAGAAGTTGAGGACGCCGTTCATCCTGACATCTCGCCCGAGAGGCCTCAGCATTAGGACTGAGGTACCTCAACCTTAGGAGTCTGAATGTCCGTTCCCACCATCGGCCCCGCCCCCATGTTCCCGGAGCGCGCGCCGCAGATGTACGACCGCAAGTTCTCCCCGGGTGCTCCCGGCGAGCGCGGGCCGCTGCGCTTCCAGGAGGGCGTCGGAACCGATACCGACGTCCCCACGGAGTTCGCCAAGGGCGCGATGCAGGGCTACATCTCTGCCCCGGGTCGCCCCAACCGCAACGCAAACGTCTTCGAGAAGTACCCCGAAGAGACGATGGCCCAGCGTGCCCACGTCGGATCGGCGGCCTGGATCGAGGCCCCGACCTTCCTCGGAAACTTCGCTCATGGCGCGTTCACCAATGCGGGCGAACTTCGCTTCGAGATGGACGTCCGGAGCGGTGGTCGGTACAACCGTCTGAATCCGACGGTCGTCGAGGACTAGCGCTTACACAGCACCGCAATCGGGATAGGTTCCGAGAAGATTACGGAACAGTCGATGCGAGGTACTGCTGATGTCACAGGTTCCCCTTAACCAGCGTCTGTGGAACAGCCTTGTCATTCAGGCGAAGGGCAAGTTCCGCAAATGGCCTTCTATCCCGGCCGGGCGCTGGGTACATCAGCAGTACGTCCATCACGGAGGGCAGTTCGCCGACGCGAAGTCGGTAACCGCCGCCAAGAAGCGTGCCAAAGATGCCAGCGACCGCAACAAAACCGCGAAGAAGACTTCCCGCAAGGACGACGATGACTGACTTCGCGCACCAGACGGTCTTGAGTGAGAAGGAGTCTACGTGGCGCTCGGCACTGTAGATTTCTCACCTCCCTCGTACCGGGCGGCATCGTCTGACCTCACGATCTCGATCAGTCCCCTGGGACTCGTCGAACTGGCTGACGAGGAATTCGAGGTACACGGCCCACGCCTGAATCGCTACTCGCTGAACTGGGCGATGTACCTGGGCCATCACTACGCGTACAAGCGTGAGGCCGGTGAGCCTCAGGTGGTCTTGAACTACTACCGCACCATGGTCGACTACCTCAACCGGTTCACGTTCGGTCGCGGCATTTCCTTCCGGTCTCCCAAGGCGACTGAGGCTCTCATTCCCGACATCCTTGAGCGGGTCTGGCAGCAAGACAATGACAAAGAGAAGATCCTTCTGGAGATGGGCCAGCAGGGCGCCGTATCTGGAGACTGCTTCGTCAAGGTCGCCTACGAAGAACCGTGGGTGGACTCCGCAGGTCGTCGCCATCCCGGCCGCGTCAGGATTCTTCCGCTCAATGCGTCGTTCTGCTTTCCGGAGTTCCATCCTCACGACCGAGATCGACTGCTCCGTTTCAAATTGAAGTACCGGTACTGGGGAACGAGCCTTGAGGGAACTCGTCAGGTCTTCACGTACACCGAAATCCTTACCGACGACTCCATCGAGGAGTACATCAACGACGAGTTGATCGACTCCCGACCTAACCCCCTGGGGACTATTCCGGTCGTCCATATCCCAAACATTCCGGTGTCAGGATCTCCGTGGGGGCTATCAGACGCCCACGACATCATCGCTATCAATCGGCAGTACAACGAGATCGCTACCGATGTCGCCGACATCATCAACTACCACGCTGCTCCCGTAACCGTCATCGTGGGTGCCAAGGCATCGCAGTTGGAGAAGGGCCCCAAGAAGGTGTGGGGTGGCCTTCCCAAGGACTCACAGGTCTTCAACCTGGAGGGCGGCGGGAACGGGGTAAAGGGAGCCCTTGAGTACCTGGAGGTGCTCAAGCGTTCGATGCACGAAATCATGGGTATCCCGGAGACTGCTCTGGGCCAGGTGCAGCCGATCTCAAACACTTCCGGTGTAGCGCTCTCCATCCAGTACCAGCCACTCATGAACCGGTACTCCCAGAAGACAGCCCAGTATGGGACCGGAGTACAGAAGATCAACGAACTGGTTCTGCTCACGATTGCAATCAAAGAGCCGGAACTGCTCGTCTACGACCCGACCCGTAACGGGCCGATTAAGCCCACTCAGTTGGACGTGCTGAACCCACAGGATCCGATCACGTATACGACCTTCACGCATTTCCCGCCGCCGCTGCCGCTGGACCAACTGGTTGTCCTCAATGAGGTCTCCATGAAGATGGGCATGGGTCTGGAAAGTAAGGAAGGCGCGCTGAGGACCCTCGGCGAGGAGTTCCCTGAGGAGAAGTTGGCCGAGATTCGTTCTGAACTCATGGAAGATGCAAAAGCCGAGGCCTCTTTGACTCTACTGAAGACTGAACTCAGTAAGCAGATCATGGACCTTACGGGCATGATGCCCGGGCCTGACGGGATGGCAACTCCTTTGGATCCCATGATGACTGGAGACGGAAACGTCATCGGCGACGGGATTCCCGCAGACGGAATGCCGGACTCCAGCACCCTCGGCGAGTTGGTTGGTGAGCAGCAGATCCGCGAGCAGTTGGTGGTGGACACCTACGGGACCAAGATCCCCCAGCACCGCGCCACTGACCCTGACTCCTAAATCCTCCGACACTTTACCGAGACAACACATTTCGCCTGATGTTGTCTGTACCTAAGTGCACGTACGTCGTGCAATCAGTTGAGTCACGCCTACGGGCACACGGACGACAAGCCAAAGGATGTTACTAATATGTCAGTAGACCAGACGTTCCAAGACGGTGCTACGGAGGCTGTTGGCAACGCGCCGGAGCCCACTGCCGTCAATACCGCAAGTGCCGTGGTGGTCGAGACAGTTGCTCCCACCACAAACTCCCCTGAGTTCGAGGTTTTCACCGCCGAGGATCTTGCACGCGTCCGCGAACAGGAGAAGTCGAAGGTTTACCCACAGTTGGAGCGCATGAAGGAAGAGATTTCCGCCCTTAAGCGCGAAAAGGAGCAGCGCGAGGTCGAGGAGGCCTCCGCAGTTGCCCAGGCTGAGGCCGAGGCTCGCCGCAAGGCTGAGGAGGAGATGGAGGTCCGCGACCTTCTCTCTAAGAAGGAGCAGGAGTTCACTGCGCAGTTGGAGGCCGAAAGGCTGGAGCGCGAGCGCGCGTTCGCGCTTCTTGAAACCGAGAAGCGATTCCAGGAACTGCAGTCGTACCGTCAGCAGCGCGTCGAGCAGGAGCGGGATGCGATCATCCCCGAACTTCTGGACTTGGTTGACGGATCCTCACTTGAGGAGATTGACGCAAGCATTAACAGTCTTCGGGAGCGCTCTGAGCGTATCCTGGAATCGGCGCAGCAGGCCATGCAGTCTGCTCGCCGAGACATGGCAGGTAGCCGCGTGACGGCACCTGCAGCCGGACCACTGGATACCGACCCGGACAACCGTATGTATACCCCCGATGACATTCGGGGAATGTCGATGGCCGACTACATGAAGAACCGACAAAGGCTGCTTGGTGATAGCGCTTCCAGCCGAGGACGTGGACTGTTCGGCTAGTTCAATTCCCAAACCATCGTTTACGAAAGGACTAGCGAATGGCTAGCGCTCTTACCGGCACCGGCAATCTTGCCGCTGCCCCCACCGCGTACTCTGGCACCAACAGCCAGTTGACGCAGGCCATCCAGGTCATCTGGTCGAAGGAAATCCTCTTCCAGGCCATGCCCATCCTGCGCTTCGAGCAGTTTGCCGTCAAGAAGACGGAACTCGGAGTTGCGCCCGGTCTGCAGATCAACTTCCTGCGCTACATCAACCTTCAGCCGGAGAACACTCCGCTGACTGAAGGTGTGCGTATGACCACGCGCGCCCTCACGGCGGAGCAGATCCAGATCACCGTCGCCGAGCACGGCTACGCCGTTGCTGTCTCGGAGTTGCTGCTCAACGCGTCCTTCGACGACGTCATGGCCTCGGCCTCGCGTCTCCTCGGTCGCAACATGGCGCAGTACCTCGACAACCAGTCGCGTGACACCCTCGGTGGCGCCACAAGCCAGATCTATGGCTACGACCGCTCCGGCGTCTCGGGCGTCAACGACTGGTACAACGCAGGTACGGTCGGCACCAAGGCCGGTGTCACCGGTGTCTCGGGTGACTTCTACCTCACGACCGCGGCTGTCAAGGACTCGGTCGAGACCCTGGCCTCCCGAAACATCCCGCGTCTGGGCGAGACCTACGTCTGCTTCGTGCACCCGCACCAGTCACGTCGTCTGCGCGACGTTCCCGAGTTCATCGAGGTCACGAAGTACGCCGCCCCCGGCAACTTCATGCTCGGTGAGATCGGCCGTCTCTACGACGTCGTGTTTATTGAGACGACGCAGGTCCGCAACGGCCTCGCCAAGGGCGGCAAGGCTCCGTGGGAGTCGACGTTTGACAATACCGCTACCGCGGGTTCGAACGTCTACGAGGCGATCATGATCGGTGACAACGCTTTCGGTCACGCCATCAGCCTCCCGGTTGAGTTGCGCGACGGCGGCGTTCTTGACTTCGGCCGCGAGCACGCCATTGCGTGGTACGGCATCTGGGGTCAGGGCATCATCACCGACATCGCTATCAACAAGGTCCTCACCAACTAGTTTCAAACAGCACTATCGGGGGCGGGAGCGGCTCACAAGGCTGCTCCCGTCCCCTTCGACCTACGAACAAGGAGAATGAATCACCGTGGCCATTTCCCGTCCCAAGCCCACCGATGCCACAGGCGTGGCACGCTCTCGGGCCATCAAGAAGAACGCTGACGAGTTGGCGGCTCGTCAGGAAGAGTTGTCCACAATTGCTGCGGCAGAGGCTGTGGCAATCAAGAACGAGGTGCGCGACCCAAAGGTGGACGCGCCCACGACGGTCGTGGACGAGATCGTGGAGGTCGGCGACGTCGATCTCGCGGACAACACCCGAATCGTGCGCCTGGTCGCCGACATCGAGATGATGACCTGGGGCTACGGAAACGACTACTCGTTTCAGGCCGGTGTGAAGTACAAGGTCCCCACTGATCTCGCCGATCATCTCGAAGACCTGGGTTACCTCTACACCGCGTAGTTCTTATAGGGAGACAACCGCGCCCCAGTTCCTCACTATAGGTACTGGGTGCGAGGAGGTCTTGTGGCAACGGTTGACGCACTGCGTTCTCGCGTGAGAACCGAACTCAACGACCCCCCTAAGTCCTTCGTCTGGGGCACCCGTTCGGCGGGTCTGCAGAGATACGAAATACCGTACTCTCCGCTGAACGGGGCCTCAGTACAGGTATTCGTCAACGGTGTGGACGTCTCCGACGACACCGAGGTCGAGGAGCACAGCGGTGTGCTCACACTGGACAGCCCTCCCGCCGAGGGTGCTGAGATTACCGTCCAGGGGACCTACTACCGATTCTTTACAGACTCCGAGATCGATGCGTACATAGACACGTCCGTTCAGCAGCACGTCCATAACCGACAGGACCAGTTCGGCCGAGTACTGACCTTGGCCAACCTTCCGGCCGTCGAAGAGTATCCACTGACGCTGCTGAGTACGGTGCAGGCCCTCTATACATTGGCCACCGACGCCGCGTTCGACATCGATATCTCCACCCCGGACGGGGTTGGTATCCCCCGGTCTGAGCGGTATCGCCAGATCATGGAAATGATCGTCGAGCGTAGGCAGCAGTACGAGACGCTCTGCAAGGCCCTCAACATCGGCATCGAGCGGATCGAGGTCCTCACCTTCCGCAGGATCAGCCGCATGACGAACAGGTACGTTCCCGTGTACATGCCGCAGGAGGTCGACGACCGATCCAAGCCACAGCGGCTCTTCCTGCCTATTCCTACATACGGAACGACACCCGTTGGGGAGGCATCCGGACGGTACGACATCGTACTTACGCAGGGGGACTCCTACAGTGTCGTGCTCGACTTCTCGATCGACGTCACCGGATTCACCCCGCTGGCGCAGATCCGCCTGTACCCAGAGTCGGCCGTGTACGCGGCACAGTTCGAGACCAGCATCGAAGACGCCGCGCAGGGCAAGATTCGCCTGTCACTGACCCCGGATCAGACCAAGAGGCTGCCACTGCGGGCGTACTGGGACGTTCAGTTGACCGCCAACAATGACTCCGAGAACGTCAAGACGTACATCTCGGGCACGGTCTTCTGCAAGCGGCAGGTCACTCGGGAGCAGGCGCCGCAGGGCAACTTCTCACCGACCGGTTGGGAACAGTACTCCGTGAGTTGGCGAGGAGGAGTCTAGTTGTCCGAAGAGAGCATCCCCATCACAGTTGAGCAAGAGCAAATCGTAACGATTGCGGTCGTCGAGGCAAATACTTTGCCCGCCGCATACGCTTACCACCACGTCCAAGGAATTTCGAGCAATACTTGGGACATCGAGCACAATCTCGGCTTCTACCCCAATGTCACGACAATGGATTCGTCGGGGTCAATCGCAGAAGGAGAGATTGAGCATCTCTCCAAGTACCGACTACGGGTCATTTTCTCGGCACCTTTCAGCGGAAACGCGTACCTGTCTTAGGAGAGTTGACTTATGGCCCGTAAGTACTACACGCCCATCGATCTCAATGGCCTTGAGATCCAGAACGTCAAGTTCCAGAATCTTGCTTCGGCTCCGACGCCTAGGGGCGAGGGCCATGTCTACTACAACACGCAGTCGGACACCCTCTTTGTCTACGACGGCGCCACCTGGCAGCCCGTAGGAAAGATCGTGGCCTCGGCGATCGCCGCGCGGCCCGCTGCGGGTTCGATTGGTCGCTTCTTTTTTGCTACTGATACCAAGGTCCTGTACTACGACAACGGGTCGTCCTGGGACCAGGTCAGCAACTTCGGTACTCCGGTTGCCCTCGATAACACCGGGACCAACGTCGACGGCACCTCGACCAATTACGCCCGATCGGACCACAAGCACGCACATGGTCCGGACGAGCACTCGGGCATCTCACTCGGCGACCTCTCGGCGGCCAACGGCGACCTGGACATCTCCGGGTTCAAAATCATCTCCCTTGGCGAGCCGACTAACCCGCAGGACGCCAGCACTAAGTCCTACGTTGACGACAAGACCCTGCAGTCCTTTACCACAGCCGCCAACACCGACATCGATGCCAACGACAACCGAATCACCAACCTCGCGGAGCCACAGGCGGACACCGACGCCGCCACCAAGGGCTACGTTGACTCCGTCAGCCAGGGCCTCGACGTCAAGTTGTCCGTTCGGGCTGCCACCACTGGTGACCCCATCACCTTGAGCGGTGCCCAGACGATCGACGGCGTCATCCTTTCGGCTGGAAACCGCGTCCTCGTCAAGGATCAGTTCGATCCCGCGGATAACGGTATCTACGTCGTAGCCGCGGGTGCGTGGTCACGTTCCGCTGACGCTAACAGCAGTGCCAACGTCGGACCCGGAATGTTCACGTTCGTCGAGGAAGGCACCGTCAACGCCGACTCCGGATGGGTCCTGGTCAGCGACGGCGCTGTGACCCTCGACACCACCGAACTCGACTTCGTCCAGTTCTCGGGCGCCGGTCAGATCACCGCTGGGGACGGACTCACCAAGGACGGGAACCGCCTCGACCTCGTCGTCGGCACCGGCCTCACGGTCAGCGCCGATGCGGTGGCAGTCGACACCACTGTCGTGGCCTACAAGAAGATCTTCTCGGACTTCACAGCCACGGTTACGACAGGACCTGTCACCCAGACCCTGACGCACAGCCTGGGCAACCGAGACGTGACCGTCCAGGTCTACGACGCCTCCACGTTCGCTGAGGTTGAGTGCGACATCGTCCGCACCGACGCCAACACCGTAACCCTCACGTTCCACGCATCGGGCACCTTCCGCGCCGTGGTCGTTGGCTAGAACTGGGAAGTCATAGTTGTCCAAGAGATCGTACGTACCTCTCAACGTACTCGCGGTGGGCTCCGAGCCCATCGGCGAGCACGCTGGCGACCTCTACTATGACATCTCTACGCACTCCCTCCGGGTATTCGACGGTGCCACCTGGAACACCGTGTCCGGTGGCGGCGGAGGCACAAATACCTCCGACGACTTCAACGACAGTGACCTTCTGCGCCTAACCGAATCGCTAGATGGTGGGGAGATCGCCTTCCGCAACGGATTCCTATACATCCAAGAACAGACCGTCTCGTACTCGGGTGACTCGCCGTACAGCGTCAGCGCCGTTTCCTTTGACGGCGGATCCACAACGACCAACTTCCCGAACGTCGACGGAGGTTCGTCCAACCAGCAGTTTACGTTTGCCAAGACAATGAGCGGCGGCGACACCACGTCAGAGCACACCGTCGTCGTCGATGCCGGAGGAGTGTAACCACCATGGCTGTTCAGATTCAGATTCGTCGAGGACTCGCGGCTGCATGGACCGCAGCGAATCCCATCCTGGCTCAGGGCGAGATCGGCATCGAACTCGATACTCGCAAGTTTAAGGTGGGTGACGGTCTCACGGCATGGACGACGCTCCTGTACGCAAACGCTCGGCCAGAGGACGTGACCTCCGCTGTGAACGCAGCAGTGGCTGGGATTCTCGGGGACGCCCCGTCGGTCCTTAACAGCCTTGGGGAACTGGCAGACGCAATCAATGATGACCCAGCGTTTTTCTCATCCGTCGTCACGCTGAGCAGCAACTTCAACACGCATACTTCAGCAACCACGAATGTCCACGGCATTGCAAACACCGCTCTTCTGGAGACTCAGTCCGGAGCGCAGTCTAAGGCTAACTCTGCCCAGGCTGCGGCTGTATCTACCGCGTCAGCCGACGCGACATCGAAAGCAAACGCCGCTCAGGCTGCCGCAAACGCGTACACCGACACCCAGGTCGCTGACCTGATCCAGGCAGCACCGGGAGCCCTTAACACTCTCAACGAACTTGCGGCTGCGATCAACGACGACGAAAACTTTGCGGCTACCGTCGCCACGAATATCGCCACCGCAGTGGCCAATCTTGAAGATTACGCAGACCAGGCCGAGGCAGACGCAGTCGCTACTGCCGCTGCAGATGCCACATCCAAGGCCAATGCAGCCCAGGCCGCGGCCGTATCAACCGCTGCAGCAGACGCCACCTCCAAGGCGGACGCTGCCCAGGCCGCCGCTGTAGCCACCTCTGCGACCGATGCCACATCCAAGGCCAATGCTGCCCAAGCGGCTGCCATCTCTACTGCCGCAGCAGACGCTACGTCGAAGGCAAACGCAGCACAGGCCGCAGCCGTATCGACCGCAGCGTCCGATGCGACATCGAAGGCGAACGCAGCGCAGGCGGCCGCCATATCTGCGGCCTCCACTGACGCCACAACCAAGGCGAACGCAGCGCAGTCAGCGGCCACATCAGCCGCGCAGACGTACACGGATAGCACGCTCGCTAACGCAGTGGACGCTCTAGAGGCGTACACGGACGCTGCCGAAGGTGCTGCCGTCACGGCAGCGAACGCCTACACGGACGCCGAAGTCTCTGCAGCCACGACGGCTCTTGAGGCGTACGCCGATCAGGCTGAGGCAGACGCACTGAGTGCTGCTCAGACCTATGCGTTCGGGCAGCGAGAGGCCGCTGAGGCTTACGCCGACCAGGTTGAGATCGACGCCGTGAACACTGCGAACGCCTACACCGATGCGGAGATTGTTACCGCGACGGCTGCCCTTGAAGCCTACGCCGATCAGGCTGAGGTGGACGCCAAGGCGTACGCGGACGCGGCAGTTTCTGGCCTCGTCGACGCCGCGCCGTCACTCCTGAACACCCTCAACGAGTTGGCAGCCGCGATCAATGACGACCCGGAGTTCTCCACTTCCGTGGCGGGCCAGATTTCGTCGGTCGCCAGCACGGCTGCAAGTGATCTCGCGGCTGCAGTAAGTGACCTTGAAGACTACGCGGATCAGGCGGAGACCGACGCAGTAACCGCAGCAAACAACTACACGGATGCGGAAGTTGTCGTACTAAACAACACCATCAACAGCGCCGTCGACAGCACTATGTCCAACCTTAACACTCAGATTACCAACGCCGCGAATGGCGCTGGAACGGCCTTGAGCAACCACAACGCCAGCACCACCAACGTGCACGGCATTGCGAACACGTCGCTCCTTGAAACCACGGCCGGGGCTCAGTCCAAGGCAGACGCCGCCGAGAGTGCTGCAAACGGGTACACTGACGCAGAGATCGCTACAGCCACGAACGCACTTCAGGGCTACGCGGACGCTGCCGAAAGTGCTGCAGTAGCCACCGCCGCTGCCGATGCAACTTCCAAAGCCGACGCCGCCGAAAGCGCTGCCAACACGTACACCGATGCCAGTATCAGCAGCCTCAGGGGTTCAGCGCCGTCTGGCCTTGACACCCTTGACGAACTGGCCGCGGCCATCAACGATGACCCGTCCTTCCACACCACGGTGCAGACGGCACTCAGCGGAAAGCAGCCTCTCGATGGCGACCTGACCGCGATCGCCGAGATCTCGGCGAACAGCGGTCTGCTAAAGAAGACGGCCGCCAACACATGGTCGCTGGACACGTCTACGTACCTCACCGGGAACCAGACAGTGACCCTGAGCGGTGATATCACCGGATCCGGTGCCACCAGCATCACGGCCACCCTAGCCAACAGCGGCGTAAACTCGGGAACCTACGGTGATGCCGACTCGGTGGCTCAGGTCACCGTGGACAGCAAGGGTCGCGTGACGGCAGCGTCGTCGGTAGATATCGCGATCACGCAGTCGCAGGTCACTGGCCTGGCATCGGCTCTTGCGGGTAAGGCGTCGCTTGCGTCTCCGGAGTTGACTGGTACTCCGACCGCGCCCACTGCTACCGCGGGCACCAACACCACTCAGGTGGCCACCACAGCATTCGTCACTGGGGCCGTCAGCGACCTCATCGGTGCCGCTCCCGCGGCCCTGAATACCCTCAGCGAACTCGCGGACGCGATCAACGATGATGCGTCGTTTGCGACCACACTCACGAATTCGCTGGCCGGTAAGCAGCCTCTGGATGCCGACCTCACGGCCATCGCGGCCCTCGCAGGTACCAGCGGCATCCTACGGAAGACGGCCGCCGATACGTGGTCCCTAGACACAAATACGTACCTGACGGCCAACCAGAGTATCTCTGTCTCTGGTGACGCCACCGGTTCGGGAACGACTGGTATCACTCTGACACTTGCCAATTCTGGAGTGACTGCTGGAGTGTACGGCTCCGCTACTGCGGTACCGGCCATCACAGTTGACGCCAAGGGTCGTGTGACGAGCGTCTCCAGCACGAACATCGCACTTGCGCAGAGCGCGATCACGGGCCTGGTTTCGGATCTTGCAGCGAAGGCACCGATCGCATCGCCCACCCTGACGGGTATTCCTGCAGCACCAACCGCCGCTGCAGACACCAACACCACCCAGTTGGCAACCACGGCGTTTGTTGTGGGCCAGGCCTCGGCGGCAACCCCCGCGGCACTCGGCACCGCTGCCGTGGGCACGTCGCTCCGGTACGCCCGAGCGGACCACGTTCACGCCACGACCGGCCTCGGCCTGACCACCAGCGGGCTCAATCAGTTCGCGGCCACCACATCCGCCCAACTGGCCGGAGTGATCTCGGACGAGACGGGCAGCGGGGCCCTGGTGTTCGGCACCTCCCCGACGCTCACCACTGTCACGATCTCTTCGGGCGGCTTGTCAGTGACCGGTGGTGGCATCACGCTGGCGGCCGGTAACGTTCTGGACGCCCCCGTGGTGATTGACCAGAAGACGGCTTCGTATCAGTTTGTTCTGAGCGACGCCGGACGAATGATTGAGATGAACAGCGGTTCCGCGCTTACGTTCACGGTTGCAGCAGACGCTACCGTCAACTTCAAGGTGGGTACTCAGATCCACCTCCTGCGGGTGGGTGCCGGTGGCGTCAACATTGCCGCCGCTGGCGGTGTGACCATCAATGCGACGCCAGGTTTGAACCTTCGCGCGCAGTGGTCCGGGGCTACGCTCACGAAGCGGGCCGCCAACGTGTGGGTCCTGACCGGTGACCTGTCGTAATAGATCTCGCAACCAGTAGGAGAAGAAGTTGTCGACATCACGCAACCTTGACCGCGGCGGACCGCGCAAAACCACGGTCCCCAACATTGTCGGACAGACCCGTGCGAACGCGATCACGGCCCTGACCAACGTCGGTCTGAGTCTGGGTAGCGAGACCACCTCAAACACCAGCAACAGCGGCATAGATACGCAGGTCATCAGCCAAGGAGTCGCGTCTGGAGCGGTGGTTCTGCGAGGGTCGGCCGTCGGGATCAGCCGTTGGAACTATGTGTACCCTGGCTTCGGCTTCTACGGTGGCTTCGGCTTCTACGGTGGCTTCGGCTTCTACGGTGGCTTCGGCTTTTCGTTCAACCACGACTACTCAGTAGCCCCCGACACCATGGTCCGTACGCCCGAGGGGCTCGTCCGAGCCGAGGACGTCCAGGTAGGCGACCGTCTCTATTCACTCAACATCGAAGAACTCGGCACGGACGCTGACGCTGCGCTTCTAGCCGCGATGTCCGGATCCCTCGCCTGGGAGTCCGATTCGTTCACGTCCCTAGGACTTGTTGAGACTGAAGTCACCAGCATCGCAAGGTCTACGGTCGACGAACTCTATATCGTCAATGGCGATCTGTTCTCTCCGAGTCACTACATTCTTGTAAGAAGGAATGATGTCTACACCCTGACTCGCGCTGACTCGTTGGAGCCTTCCGATCTCGTCTACGACGGTTCCGTGAATGACTGGGAACCCATCCTCACTTACGAGTCGGTCCCGCTCACGTCAGGTACCGAGGTGATCTCACTTCGCTGTGAACCGTACGACCTCTTTTTCACCGAACACATGCTGACGTGGAACGGCATAGGTCCCGAAGACGCATAGGTAACGAGTCGTTCGCCATGACTGCAGATCACCAACGAATCGACCCTGGAGGGGAAACTCGGCGTCGCTCGATTTTCCCGCAGACAAGTGAGCGCATGCTGGGTCGTCCGTCCAAGAGAATGTCGGCCAACGACAACGAGTTTCAACAACCAACCGCCGTCCGCGGGGAACTTCCAGTCAGCCCTCACCTCAGCCAGGAACAGGCTTGGCAGCGAAAGATTCATGAAGACCTACAACGTCAGGCCCTTGCTCGGGGAGACGAGTTTTGGCCGCACAACCGAGTCGTATCTGAAATCAGTTGGGCGCCAGAGCCTAGTGCCGGGGGTGAGTACGAAGTCCGGCTGTTTGCCGATGTCTTCATCCGACCACGAAGAATTCCCAGCGACGTAGGAACCGAATGGACGGAGTCCGCGGACCTTGTATCACGAACAGTGCTCCAGCCCGCAGGACGCGTTACTGGAGTCAGATACAGGAGAGACTTCCCAGTCGATCGGTATTTCGACGCACACTACCGGTGGCTCATCTACTGGAGCCCCACTGTCGATTGCGATGTCGTTGTGCGTAGCCCAGTTGACGACAACTCTCTCCCTTTCAGGACGTTAGATGCACGTCTCACCTGGCCGCACTCACCTTCAGGTCCTCTCGGCCTCCCGTTCCTCCTGAAGCGGGGTGCTGAAGATGATCCAGTTGTCATAAAGCGAGGCACACCAATCGCTCTACTACGCGTAACCCCAACGAGAATCGAGAACGCAGACCATGCTGAGTACTAGGTTTACTTCGAGTAAGCCGTCCAAAATCATTCAGTTCTTCCCGGTGGCCCCCGGTGTCCCTACGTATGCCCCAAAGCCGGAGCCTCTGTCCAAGAACATCCCCGCATGGTGGCGAGAACAGGACGTCTACGCGGGCGGCTCGATGAAGATCGAGGGCGGTAAAGGCAATCAAACCATCAAGAAGTGCCCGTCGGTTCTCGACGCACTGAGTACCGGATACCTACTTAAGGTACCCGTCGATATCTCGATTGACACCACCGGAGACCGGATTCGATGGCAGTTGCCCAAGGGCAACGTGTCTTGGAAGGTCGTCAGCCTTCACGACAGGCAGCAAGTATCGGAGTTGCCGTTTGACCGGGCACAATACTGCGAGGACCTCTTCCGCATTCACCCGCTGTGGGGATACCTGACCCCACCCGGCTACAGCGTCATGATCACGCACCCTCCGTACTCAATCGATGTCCCTTGGCAGGTCCTCCCCGCGGTCATGGACACCGATCAGTACGCCCCGGATGGGGCGTACTCGTTGCTCATGCGACGCGGCGTCCAAGGAGTCATCAAGCAAGGCACGCCGTTAGCGGTCGTGGTCCCCTTTGCTCGGGAGGCCTGGAGCAGCGCGATTCATGGAGAGTACGACGCAGACCTAATTGACGGACAGGCTTCTCGGATTAGGTCGGTATTCACAGGCGGATACCGGAGCAACTTCTGGTCGAGAAAGGAGTACCGATGAGCGGGGACGAAGTTCTACACATCGAGACGTACGCAAACAACCAGTACCGCGACATCACGCTACCCCCGCGCCCGGCCTATGAGTCGGTACCTGCCTGGTACCGAGACGCGTACCTGTTCCATACATCGAATGACAGGCGAGACTTAGGGGTCAGCAATAGGAACGGTCGTGACTCCGCCAACCTGAGTTTCAAGCACTGCGCCCCGTTTCTAGACGCCCTGACGACCGGTTATCACTACGTCACTCCTATAGACATTGATGTTGCCGTGGACGACGACGGACCGCACATCTCTTGGCAGGACCCCATCGTCCGCCCCATTGAAACCCGGGGCTACATCGAGGTTCCAGTACCTGCTGGCTGCTGGCCCACCCACTACATCTGGGACATGCGCTGGGCCTTCAAAACACCTCCGGGGTATTCGAGTCTGATAACGCACCCACTCAACCGGTATGACCTTCCGTTCATCACCTACAGCGGAGTCCAAGACACTGACCAATGGTGGGCTCCCAACGCCATCACATTCTTTCTGCGCAAGGACTTTGAGGGGACAATCCCCTCAGGTACCCCTATGTTCACAGTGCTCCCGTTTAAACGGGAAGACTGGAAGTTGGAAACCAACCATGCGTTGGCTGAGAGCGGGGCCATGCTCCTAGAGAAGAAGAGGACCAAGATCTACGGCTACTACAAGGAGAACGTGTGGAACAGCAAAAAGTACCGCTGACCGGACGACGGTCCCTGCTGCCCACGCGGACAAGCAAACCGTTCAAGCACTTCACTAGAGACCTGGATCTTAATACGCAGTTCCTCAGTGATTTTCTACTCGCCAAGTACCGACTCCTTGAGGCCCAGGACAGTGAAGTCGCTCTTGGGCGTCCAACCCCGGGAGCCGAATCCGGAAAGCGCCTGTGGGAAGACTCAGGGTCCCTTTCCACGGTTGCCTGGCGAGACTACAACGTGTTCCAGTTCCATGAATCAAACGTATATGACCTGCTGTTGGCTATCGGAGAGATGACGCGTGAGGCGTGCGACTACTACGAGTTGAACTTCCGATCTCAGCGGTTCATGGTCCAGGGTTGGTTCAACGTCAATTACGCACATTCCGGAAAGTTGGACTGGCACATACACTCACCACTGGGGGCGCCGCAGTTTCACGGGTACTACGCGGTGACCGCCGAGCCTTCCCAGACTCACTACAACATTGACGGAGATATCGTCGTAGTGGAAAACAGAAACAACCGAGCAATCCTCGGAGAGAGCAAGTGGCCGCACGCCATGGGCGACTGGTCGTGGGGAGGCCCCCGCATAACGGTCGCATATGACGTGTCGCCGCTCAGAGCCTTGGACAAACAGAATGAGCAGCACTACGTCCCCCTCCCCTGAGGACAAACCGGTAGGTCTGGTGCGCTTTGGGGCTATCGATCAGTGGTACTTCGATAACGCACCACATCCCGCAGCCGCCGCCACCATGGCACCCAACTGGCTGAGGGAAACCGCTGTCTATGGAACAGAGGGCCGAGGATCTGCCCCAACTGTGAAGCGCTGCTCCCCTACGCGAGATTCGTTGATGTCTGGCTACATCCTGAGGCTGCCTGTAGACGTGAACTTTCGTAGAGCGTCTGGCGGTCGCGTATTTGTTACATCCGCGCCCCGGCGGGTACTCAGCGCGGTTGGGACTTTCGACAGGGAGCAGTTGGGTAGGTACCCAGTGCCGCCCGGCTTCGACACGAACTGTGCGTACAAGTGGATTAACCCCTGGACTATCCACACCCCAAGGGGGGTTAGCGTGCTGATCACGCACCCAGAAGGCTTTGGTGTGGACATGTTCCGTACTTTCAGCGCCATTGTCGATTCCGACTCCTGGCGGTCCCCAACCAACATAGCGTTTCTGTTGCGGGAGACCTTCGATGGGACTATTGCCTCTGGAACCCCCATCGCGCGTGTCGTTCCGTTCTTACGACAGTCTTGGACGTCCGAGGTGTTTGTTGAGGATCAGGAAGAGTTGCTGATCCGAGACCAGGTGTTTAAAACAGAGTGGGAGCAGGGGTACCAGCACCAGCACCGCCAACAGAAGGTGTTCCGTTGAGTGCGTCTGGGCGACACCAGATCTTCCCCGGAGTTGCCGAGTATGAGATTCCTACGAGTCTCGTTGAGGACCTGTTGGGTATGGCGCACCTCGCAGCAGAGCCCAAGGGAATCGCGAGCCAAGCCGTCAATCTGTCCGCAGCACCACCAGAAAGGGCAGACGTTCTGGACGCCTACGACGAGTACCTAACCACACTGTCGCGGGACTACGGAGACTTCGCTGGATGCCGCCTTACACAACGCGAGGAGTTGCTCCTTGTGCGCGGGTCCTCTGGAAGCGTCATCTTGGAACATTACGACCAGAAGTGGGATCGCTACCGCATTGCGTCGTCCGTCTCGTATCTCAATCCGGGGTCCTACGAAGGGGGGTCTCTCTTCTTTCCTAGGCTCAGTATTGAATACCGACCCACAGCACCCAGCACCGTGTTCTTTCCGTCAACTATCCCGTACCTACACAAGACCTCCTCCGTTAAGTCTGGCCTGAGGGTCACAGTTAGGACGTTCTGGAACGATCTTCCCCCTGAGGAAGAGCACCCTCGCGTGCGACACTGGTGGGCGGAATAGGAGGCCTCGCATGCGCGGATCACACGGCTTGGGCCGGTTCGACGCCGAGTTTGAGGTCAAGTCCATTCGACGTGGCATTTCCCGTGACCTGCAGAGGCCTGTGGGCCAACAGGTCGACTGGTACATCTACGACCTGGAAGAGTCTGGGACGGACCCGGTCTACGACGTGGGCTCCCCGTCGGTGGGTCGCGTTTGGAGGAAGCCTTTCCGGGTTCCCGTCGTGAACGCCGAGATCTACCAGGCGAACCTATTCCAGAACGATCGCGGCTTCTACACGGTCGACACCCTGCGCATTGTGATCAACTTCGACGATATGGTCCGGATCATTCCCAGCCTTGAGACGCACCCTGACGAGCACCTGGTCGACCGCATCGGGTACCGGGACTCGATCTTCACCCCCAACCGAATCTTCCCGAGAGGGCAGATCGGCTTCGAGTACATGGGAGTTCTAGTGGAGTCCACTCAGGTCAAGCCCGAGGAGATGGTCAACGACACTATGGGGGTTCCGGACCCCGAGGGCTGGGACGCAGGGCCCGTGAATCAGCCTCCGGGTACCGAGACCATCTACGACGGCGGCGTCGTTTCGTACCCCTGATATCACAGCGAAGTTAGCCCTGACGCGGCTGACTCCTGTTCGTACCGTGGACTTGACGCGGTCCATGCGGGGCCGATAAACGTCACCCTGCTGCGGTAGTGCTGGAGTCTGCTATGGCCTGGAAGCCTTGGTACGAGCGTGTAGCCGATTTCGACTCGTCGCAAGAGCGAGTTGAATTCCTCAAGGGTGTCTTCGGACCCGCCAAGACCACCAGCGGACCAGCAACCGCAGCCGCCACCATCACTGCCTTCCTGGCCGGATGGGGAATAGTCTCGGCGGCCACGCGGGGGAAGAAGCAGCGTTGATCGACAAGGCCCTGGACGCTGTGGAGTCTGCGGCCTCTAATGCCTCCCCGCGACTGACGGCTCTACTCCAGTACAACGCGGCACAGGCAGCGTGGCCCGCGGACGCTGTGGCGTCCCTACTGGTGACCGCTGATGGCACCGAAATGGACGTCGTCGGCAGCGAGTCGGCCGTGGCCGCTGAGTACGGCGGCATGGAAGACCGACCATCACCGGCGGTACGGCAGTTCAAGAACCGTCGCCAGGTCATCGACGCGGAAATCGTCAGTGCTATCCACGATTCGGTAGGTGACTTCCTGTGACCTTCATTATCAGCGAGGACGAGGCCCTACGGGACCGACTGACAGGTATGACCGTCTCCGACTCCAAGAACCCTATTCGTCCGGTCGGGGTGTGGTTCGGGCAACCAGACCCTGAGATCCGGGCGCAGTCCTTCCCTTTCGTCACCGTCGACCTCATCGATATGTCCGAGGCCACCGAACGCGTGATGTCTGGTAAGTCCGCTCCGTGGTACCTCAAGCCCGACGACCTGTCTGCAGACGAGGGATGGGACACCTGGTACCCAACGCCCATCAACCTCGACTACCAGGTGACCACCTTCGCCCGACAGCCACGTCACGACAGGCAGATCCTGGAGCAGATGCTGGGCGGCCGTCTTCCTGTGAGGTTCGGGTTCCTGGAGGTCACCGAGCGGATCGTGAACAACGTGCCGAACACCACGGTGCGGCGTCTGGACCTGCTCAATGTCGTCAAGAGGGACACAACCGAAGCCGGAAAGCGGATGTTCATGAACGCCTTCACGGTACGGGTCTCGTCTGAGATCGCGTCTCCGTTCGATCTCGATGTGTACCAGCGCGTCCGGGAAGTCAACGTCACCGGACCCCAAAGCCCAACACCAGATGGACCAACACCGATCCGCTACGAGCACATCAGAGCATCGGTGACCGCACTAGCCGGAACCCCATGACCAAAGGATAAGGAGAAGTTATGTCTCGACCCGGAGTCTCCATCACGGAGACGACCCTTGCGGTTCCGGTGGCAACGGAGTCCCCTGCTGCAGCCACCGGCGCCATGCTCGCCATCTTGCCGTCTGGCCCCACGGCACCGACTGCGGTGACGTCGTGGTACCAGTTCTCGAAGGTCTTCGGTCCCCTGAACCGTTCCTTCCCGGCAACGTTTGCAGCCAACATGTTTTTCCGTGCTGG